CCAACGCGCCCCCTGTTTGGCCAAACTCTGTTACGCTGCTACTCTGCTAACTTGAAACATATAAGTACCAGCTGAATTAATGATTGTGGTGAACTCAGCAGATGCAAAAACATCCTGATCTAAGCCACCGCTTACAATCTCCATTGATGTATATTTCGCCCTTGGAATATTCACTATATAGGCATTGCCCGCTGAATCCTGAGCCATAAACGTTAACTGAAAGGCTGTTGCAGCTCTAAACTTATCGAACAATGAAGAATTCTCAAAATAAAGCTCAATAGATCCTGTTAGATCCAGTCTGCCAGCCTCAATGCCAATGAAGCCAAGCGTTCCAACTGCCTCTTGTCCTCTTAATGCGTTATCCAAGGTAATAGATAAGTTATTGAATTCAAATACATCACCCGCAGGATCTCCATCAAAAGTAATTGCCGCAATATTATCAACCGCGTTTAATACAGTATTAGTATTAGCTGCGTTCTCAGTTGCCCCTGAAAATTGGGTTTCTGTCATCGCTGCATCTTTGGCTATTACTGAAAAGGTAGTAGTTAGGATAGCGCCTGTACTTAACTCCAAGCTCCAAGCCCCAATTCTAGCACCTGTAAAATTCTGATACTCTGGAGTGGTTAAATCTGTAAACTCTTTTTGAATTGTGTAAGAGTGTTTAGTGGTGCCGTTTCTAATATAGTTCAATGGAGTAATAGTGATACTATCACCTGCCGCCTCTGTAGCTTCATCAGTTAAAGGCTTAATAGCTACACTTGTAGCCGTTGGCGTGCCTGAAATTTCCGCATAGAAAGTGCCTGCTGTTGTAAAGCCTTCAACCTTAATGAATTGCCCAACAACCCAAGATTGTGCTGTAAAGTCTGTCGATGAACTCGCCAGCACCCATGTGTTAGGTGTGCCGCCTGTCTTTGTGATGCCAATATCAGTTGCACTTGAAACTGTTGAGCCTGTTGTAACCCAATCAGAATACATTGCACCTTCAATAAAATCATCATAGGTTCCATAGCTCATTTCTCCATTTATATCACCATCTGAAGAACTGCTCACCTGTATTGTATCGCTGGTCATCCTATCGCTTCTAATCTCTTCAGAAGTGATGAATTCACCATTATAATTTAAGCCCTCACTTGTGTATCGAATAGCGTCTAGTGTTGGGGTTGCTGGTGTTGTACCCCATGTGCTTTCTTCAATATACCGTAGTGCTACCGCGTTAGAAGCTCCAAAAGTCATCGGTCAATCTCCTTTAAAAATATGAGTCTCTTAAAAAAGGGCATTCAACATTGACCTGAAACCACTTGGCCTCTTCATTTTGAATATCCCGCACAAATGGAGCAAGTCTAAATAAAACGCCACTCCCCGCATCACTCCACTTTCTAAAAATACCTGTTGCTGTATCTGCTAGATCTCTGGCTTCTTTATCCCCTTGGCCTTTCAATGTAAAGATCTGAATCAATACTCTACCAATATGTCTATATCTATCATTATTATTAAGAGGATCCCCAAAGCTTACTTGTGCTGAATCAATATCCTGAATTAGAAATCTAACCCAAGCCTCATCAGTAGGGGGTGTGAATTTGACATTAGGCCATGCTATAGGTGTAGATGATGCCCACTGAGTATTAAATCTTGCACGTATAGCATTATGTGCCGCTTCATAGGTCATCTATTTATAACCCCGCCAAACTTAGCCTGAACCCTTAAAAGATTGATTCCAACCATACCTTCAGGTGCTTTCTGTGAATAGCCATCTTCCAGCCTGTTTATATATGGCAAGTTATTCGTTAGCCAAACAGTATCACCTAATTGTGCTGTGTTTATGGTTTCATTAATCTTACCAACAACCGCGCCACCCGTTTTAGAATAGCGCTTTTTGTCGTTTGTTAGCTCTTTAGAGGGTGCATTTATAGTTGGGTACCAATTGCCCCTTGCTCTGCCTGTATCCACTGGCGTATCTAATACTACCGCCTGATCAAGATCAAAGGCTATCTTCTTAAATATAATCTCTGCATTATCTCTTGTCTGTTGGCCAAACTTCTTTAGTGATGCTTTGAACTTAAGGGCATTATTAGGCATTAGATACCCCCATCTTGTACATAACATCAGTGCCGCCTGTACTTATAGAGCTAATAACATCAACCCTTAATCTTTGGCTATTTATTAGCACTATATCATTCACTAAAGGCACAACACTTGCTGCAAAGGTTTCTTTGACCGACATTAAAAGCCCGAAATCACTTTTAACAATAGAATCATCACTATAGCCTTGAGTCATCCCGCTATTTGGGCCTCTCTTTGGCAGTATCACCACATATACAGTAGTGTCTGTAAAGCTTTCTGTGTGAGTGCCCGTAGAAGGATCATAAGAGCCTGCATCCTTCCTAAGCGTTGCTTTTCGCCCATACCTTTTAATTAATCTGCCTGCTGTATCATCTCTCAAACGATTATAGAAGCCAATCGAATCAGATTGATTTGCACCCGCTCCACCGTTTGAAAAATTTAACATATTAAGCCCTTAATAGTTGGCCGTATTGAGTAGTCAAAGGGGCAAGCAATTGATGTACATGATTCAAAACATCCTGCCCCTGTTGCCTGAGCGAATTACTATACTCTACTTCTATAACATCCACTTTTTCACGAACAATGGCCTGATCACTGGTAACGATACCCTCTAAATCATAGGTTCCCTGCCTGAATAAATCGGCCACAATAGCCGTGGCCTCTTTAACCTGCCAAGGTGCATCTGTTTCACCTACAACAAAGCCATCCAGATCTTCAGCGCTGGTTCTAGGCCATTTCAATCTCTGACTACTAGCAGCCCTAATGCCTGTAAAATTGAAATTCCTATCAATCCAATCTGTGCCCTGCCTAATATAAGATTCCTTCTTGCTGGTGCTTAAATCAGTCCAATCTGTATTAGATCTGTTAGACCAATAAGTATCTATATTGGTTACTGAATCATAGGCATCTGTTAACAATGTCAAAGCCATATTTATTCGCCCGCTGGTGGTCTGCCTCTTCTGCGTCTAACCTGTGTTGGATCAATCCCTTCAGGCTCTTCTTTAGCTTCTTTGACTACTGGTACAGGCTCATAAAGCTCCAAACACTTATTAAGCCTAATCTGATCTGCATCAGCATAGCCAAAAAACTTACCATTTTTAGTTACTGGGAACGTTTGCTTTCTCTTCATAATTGCCTCAAGTTGGGTTGAGATTAAAAAAAAGGGGGTAGGGTAGGACTACCCCCAAGGGCTACTACTCTAAGATTAAGCTCTTAGAACCCTTACTGCTAGTTGACCATCTAATACCTGCATACCATACAGCACATCAAGGGCTACATAGTTTGTAGCAGTATCGCCATCATAGTACATTCTAGCACGTACAGATAAGCCGCTTGCTGGATCTGTTACTGTGTCTATCTCAGCACCTCGCCCATCACCAGTCATAGGTAAAGGTGCAAAGGCTAGTGCAAAGGCGTTTCTATGAAACATAAGGTTTCTAGTATATGCGCTCTCTTCCACAGCGTTTAACAATGCAAAGGTTACTACAGCATCATCTGCTACACTTTGCCGCAATGCTGGATAGAAGGTTAAGTTACCTGCACCAGTTGAAAAGGTGGTGTTTGCAGTTAGAATGTAAACAGTATCATCCCCTGCAATAGTGAAGGTGTCACCAATCTGTACAGTCTCAGAACCTGTAAAGCCATCTACCGCAATAGTAGAAGTGTTGGCATCATAACCAGCCCCGTTATTCACAGCACCAACAACATCACCAGTCGCAGCAGAGGCTGTGGCAGTGGATGATAAAGCGCTCTTGCTAACATCAGCATTTTGTGAGGTAAATACCTCAACGCCAAACCTTCGGCCTAAGCTGCCATTGATAAGGGCATCAGTGTTACCACCTTGGCCTGTAACTTGGGCCTCATGGAATATACCTAAATCAAGAAAATCAGCCTCCATTTGGGTATCAATCAGATAGTGTACATCATTTCCCATTGGGGTTTTATTGTCGCGCAATACTTTACGTGGGCCAGTAATATAGCCACTGTCTACGGTTCCGCTTACAATAGCTTTAGGCCCAACAGTATCACCCAGATCATGCAGATCCTGATCAATCTTATCAGCCAAAGCGTAGGCCGCTGGTGCGATATGATCACGGATGATTTGCTCTGAAGTATAGGCCAGCTCTTTATCAGAAAGGCTAAATTTAACCTCTTCATGGCTTGATAGTGAGATTTGTACATTCTGCCCAACTACGTCTTGAGCAGTTGTACCTGTGCCTGCTACGTGTGTAGCTGCTGTAAAATGGGTAGGTCTTTTAAGATTGATGGTATCGCCTTTGCTGTTGCCTGCACCATTGCGCTCTTCCTCTGCGCCTCTATGCACTCGACCAGCAAAACCAAGGGCTTTATATAGCTGAATTAAAGCCTCATTTGCGAAAAAGGTAGGATTATAATTGCCTAGTACGTTAGCCATGCTTCCACTCTCCTGTAGGTTTCCCCCACAAAAAAGTGGGGCTTGTTACTCTGTGATTCTTAAAGGTTGTCCAGCTTTCGCCGCTCTTTCCTTGGCCTGCCTATATATTGATGGGTTTCTAGCCTGATCTCGCGTAATTGTAAACCCGCTTGAACCGTTAGAAGCTCCACCACTTGCACCCCCACCACTATTCTGGGCAAACCAGTGCGGGGCTTTTTCTTTCATGCCATCTATCCACTCAGAAGGGCTTAATGGATCTCTACCATTTTTACCCAATACTACTGAGCCATCTGGATCCTTGGCTATAACCGCGTCATCATCCGAAATAGTAAAAACATCCTTAGCTCTGTATAGGGCATCATCAATCGCTGTAGGTAAAATGCCAATCTCAGCCGCGTTTCTTCTGATCTCATTATCAAGCAATAGTTGCTTAATTCGTGATCTGCTGCTTGTTAGCTTACCTTCAAGCTCTTGCTGGATATTGTGCGAAGCTTCCAGCTTTTTAGAGTAGTCACCCTGCAAAGCCTTGGTTCTTCTATCCAGAACTTCATCGATTTTGCCTTCTGCTATTAATCGCGTTTCCTCATCATTTTCAAGCCTACTCATAAAAGCTTTCACTTGATCAGGATTCAAATCACCCCACTGGGCCTTAAGGTTTTCAAGCTCTTGTTTAAGAGCCATCTTTTCACCTTTGATTTGATCTCGATTATTTACTAAGCCTTTTGTTGCTTCAGCTACCGCTTGTTCAACTAATGCTTTTACATCAACCCCGCTGGAGTTTTCATCACTCATAATGGCACAGCCTTATCAATTCAATTGATCGTTATTTAACAATGATAATATATATTCTAAATTATGCCAACCCTATTGAACTAAAAGCTTCTTTGTGCTTAGCCTTTAATTGCTCTAGTGTGTATAGCATACCCTCATCATTCTGAAATTTATCTACCTTCAACCCTCCCTCCTTCCATAATTTATAGCGAGTTTCACCTAATGCCTCTATTTGATTCTTTTTTGATGTTTGCGTTAGCCAATCAAAGTAAGTTAAATCATCTGGCACTCTACCATCTAAGCTTGATCTACTTCCCGTGTCTAACTCATCAAAATCAAAGCCAAGCTCTTTCCAGCTCTTTGTCACTGCCACCGTGGTTGATCTGCAATTAGGGTGGGCTGGTGGCCTTGCCATTTGTGGCTTTAAAACCTTGCTTCCCTTAGGTGGTCTAAAATCCGGATCTGGTGAAGTGGGGCCAACTCTGCCATCTCTCACTCTGCAAATTGGGGTTGTCCTAGTGTCTAATGTTGAAACCCATTTTACATACTTAACCAAATCTTGATTGCTGCTCCAAACCTGATCACGCCCCACGTTTGTAGCATGATTAATGGATGTTCTTACTAATGTTCTAATGCCTCTTTTAGTAACCTCTCTAACTCCATCCTTGTACCTTAATGAAGGGCTACCAATAACAGATCTGACTATATTATCTGTGGTTTCACCGCTTATTATTCCATCAAGTATAGTTCTCCATGTTCTAGCCTTATCATTCTTTCTAAGCTCTTCAATCCAATCACCTAAAACCGCCCCGTTAAACGGCTCTAAAGTAGCCGCATTTTGAAGCACCCCCAAATTGGGTGTTACTATATCTAAGGCTATAGGCAACGACTGCTTTAGAAGATCCACCTCTATCTGGCTACTTAAAACAGCCACTTCATGAGCGGTACTCGTTAGACTCTCTTCAATCTGATCATGCATAACATCAAGCAGATTCTCTACCTGAGCCTTCAAAGCCTCCCTTCTCATAGAAGAGAAAGAGCCATCACGGATTATATTAGATAGCTTCTCATTAACGCTTTCTAGGATCTTAACCGCTTCTTTTGCCTCTCTGTTTCCCAGCTTAATCCATCTGATAGATTGGGCTACTTGAAAATCAAACAGCTTTTCATTGACTGTTTCAGCCATTATCTGCCTCAACTAGCTCTTGCTCTTCCTCTGCTGT